TGGTAATTCAATAATTAGCTTTTTTGTTACATCTGTTGCTTGGAATGGAACTTTATGGGTTGCTGGTGGACGAGGAACAAATACATTAGCATACTCTTACGATGGTATTACTTGGTCAGCATCAACTAATGGTAATTCAATAAACAACTTTCAGGTATTTGATGTTGCTTGGGATGGAACAAAGTTTGTCGCTGTTGGTAATCCAGCAGGTGGTGTTCCTAATGGTAGTATAATGTATTCTTATGATGGTATTACTTGGAGTGCATCAACCAATGGTGCTTCTATGTTTGGTTATGGATTAGGTGTTGCTTGGAACGGAACTTTATGGATTGCTACAGGTGAAACACCAAATAAAATAGCATATTCTAATGATGGTATTACTTGGACTGCATCAACTCAAGCGAGTGTAGTATTTGATACTTTCGCAAGAGGTATAGCATCTAACCCAGCACCTAATCTTTACCCCCCAAGATAATAAGATATGGATGAACAAACTATCAAAAACTTAATACTTGATTTGGTTAAAACATCAATTCAAAGTGAGTTACGTGTTGTTAGACCTTCACGTGGTTATGATGGTAGATTCAAACCAGTAAGTGGTAGTGGTTTTACAAAGATAAGTGATAGAATCAATACAGGACTATTGTATAATTCAATTGATGTATATTATCAATCTGACTTATCGGATGGTAGTTTAGAAATGGTTGTTGACTTTGGACAAGCGGAATACGGATATTGGGTTAACTTTGGACGTAGAGGTAAATTACAGGGAGCGAAATACCCACCATTGTCTGCTATTTCCAAATGGGCGAGAGAACGTAAAGTAGGTCAGTTCAGAGATAAACAGGGTAGATTTGTATCAAATAAAACAAGGGATTTCTTATTACAACGTTCAATCGGTGAATATGGAATCTACAGAACAGATTTTGTTAATAAAGGTATTAACAAAGTTATGGATAATGTTATTTATTACTTGGGGGTTTATGCTCAAGAATTCATAACAAAACTATTGGAAGATAATAAAATAATAATTAAAGTAGGAGTAGGTTCAAGACCGATATAATATGAGTTTAGTATTCACAAATACACCAACAGATTTTCAACCTGTATTATCAGATGGGTTGTTTTTCACTGTATCAGCAGATACATACAATCCACTAACAACATTCAAGTTCAGATATGTTTATGACTTATATGTTGAAGGGGTAAAAGTATTCACTGGTAAATGTTCACCTAATCCTTATGGACTTGGTATAATTGACCTACAACAAATATTGGAAACTTATTGTTTTAACAATCCAATATCTGATTGGAATGGAACATCAATTTATACACATACAACATTTCCATTTTCAAGACCTTACTACGATGAAACAATCAATTATTCAATTCAATGTGGATATGAATATTCATCAACAGAATTGGGTGTGATATCTGGTTTTACTGGTATTGGAAACTCACAGGGTTTACCCGCATATCCATCAAACACCTATAAGACATTCCGTTCTACAATGGGGGTCAATGGTAGAGCAACACAACAAGATTTTAACATAGACCCATTTGTATTATCAGGTTCACCATCAACAGTAAACCCTACGACATCTGGTTTGTTCTTAACTAACGCCCCAAGAATTCAGGACATAGATTCTGAAAATTATTATACACTTGGTTTTACAAACTACTATATGGGTAGTGGTTTATTAAGTGAACCATATTATGTGAAATACACGTTCTACGATAATCAAGGACAAGAGATTACAGGAACAACATATGAGAACATCACAACCAATGGTGGAGGGCCAAGAACAAACTGTAATCAGGTTTATCAGTCATTATATTTGATTGACCCTGTATCATCAACAACATACAACACACTTTACGTAGGATGTGGGCCATTAAACATCCCATCATTCCCACCAAATTGTGTTCAGTATACAGTTCAGTTGTTTGGTCATTTCACTGGTTCAACATCACCAATACAACCCACTCCAACTCCGACGCCAACCCCGTCACCTACACGTTCAACGCCCACTCCGACTCCGACTCCATCTTCAACCCCAAGTTGTGTTTGCACGGAATATTATGTGGAGAATACAGGTATGACAAGTGCTAATGTTTATTTCGTAAATTGTTCAAATAATCAATCACAGATATTCAGTTTACCATCATTACAAGCAACCTTAATTTGTTCTTGTTCATTACCATTTAGTGAGAGTAGTTTAATCATCAATCCAATTGGTGGTTGTTCATCACCATCACCAAGTTCAACTCCAACACCGACTCCGTCCAATACCCCATCAAGTGGTGGATGTGAGTGTTCAACATATAATGTATTGAATCCTTGGTATGGAACTTTGTATGTAGATTACGTAGATTGTGATAACGTGACACAAGAATTACCTATAGACGCGGGTGATGACTTTAACATCTGTGCTTGTTTCGGTTCAGTAACATCAAGAACAGAACCATTAACCATAACTTATTTAGGAACTTGTTAATATGGGAATTATACCACAACCAAATCCAACAACATATACTCAGGGGAACTGTTCAGGTTTTACCCCTGTTAGTGAAATATTCACATTCAACGTGGGGTGTCAACCAACACGTTCTTCAAACCAACATCTTCAGTTGATGTGGTTAAATCGTTACGGACACTACGATTACTATAAGATGTTATTCAACCGATATGAAGGTATGAATATATCAAGACAGACATATAATTCTTGGAATATAGATTGGGCTAGTTCAGACCCAAACAAAACACAATATTCAAGAGGTTTAACAGATTCAGAGGTAATGATGACTCAGACAGTTGTTGTTAATTCTGGTTTTGTTAATCAACCAACATTCCAATGGTTAGAGGAATTGTGGACATCAAACCAAGTATACGAAATTCAACCTGATGGTGGATTATATCCGGTGAATATTATTAGTGATACATTTGAAAGAAAAATTGAAGGTAATAGAACCTTATACAATTTAGAGTTAACTTACGTGTATAGTAATAACATAAAACTATTAGGTAAATAATACTACTTTGGATACTACGTTACTTGTAAATGTCAACGGACTATTTGAGAGGTTGGATATCTTTGAGGATATTCCAATTACTCTTACAATCCAACAAAGTGATTTATCAGATTTGACCGCGAGACGTGTTCCGTTTTCAAAGGTAATACAAATTCCTGATACATCCAATAACGCATTAATCTTTGAACATTACTTTGAAATAAACGGAATTGACTTTAACCCATTGAATAAATTACAATGTGTGGTTCAGTATCGTGGAACAGATATATTTCAAGGTGTATTAAGGATGAACGCGGTGATTGAAACAAAGACATCAAGGGTGTATGAAATTTACATCTTAGGTGAGGTTGCGGAGTTCGCTACCCAATTACAAAACCTGACATTGCAAGATTTGTCTTATACGGACTTAAATCACCAACACGTATATTCTGCTATCACTCAATCGTGGGAATGTAACGGAGATGGTGTGAGTGGTCTATTTGGGGGTAAGATTCTATACCCAATGATTAACTATGGTTTAGATTATGGAAATCAAAGTAGTGGTGGAACTCCAACGTTCAAATATTCGTTTGGTGAAACAGAATCTTTTGACCAATCATCATACGCAATCCCTGAGAAGGTTTGGAAACCAGCAATCCAATTGAAGGACTTGGTGGACAGATGTTTTGATGCTACAGATTTTAATTACACATCAGAGTTTTTTGACACACCATATTTCAAATCAATTTATGTGGATACATTCCAAAATGGTAAGATTGGTATTGAGACCGCATCCGCATCAACGAATCAAAACATCTTCTTAGTTGGGACATTAAGGGATGGAACACAGACAAACATTTATAGACAGAATACGATATTAGAATTACCATTCTTTGACGCAATCGCGGGGTGTTATGACCCATTAGGAAACTGGGAAAACGTATCAGAAAATGGTGGTTATTTCAGAGCACCATACAATGGTAACTACGGATTCAATATGAGGTTTGGTTATATCCTACTTGACTTAACAATGGTTCAAGGAAACTTTAATATCATTGTAAAGAAATCAACCGACCCAACAAATATACTTGGTGGAACAACTGTTTATACATCACCAACGTATTCATTACCTGGTCAAATAAACCCTGAGAACATTAATTTGTTTTGGGACTTGAACTTAGTTGCGGGTGATTGTATTAAGGTCTACATTCAACAGAATGTTCCATACATACCTGGTGGTATTTCAAGTGCTGCAAGACAATGGAGAATACAACCATTTAACGATGGTGTAATCAGAGATAATTTTATTAGATATGAATTGTATAACTCACCAAGTTTATTTGGTGAAGAACTTGTTAATATGAAATTGGGTGTTCCAAACTTGAATTGTTTGGAATTCTTAAAGTCATTAATTACAATGTTCAACTTGGTTGTGATTCAGGACTCAACAACAAGACAGGTTAAGATAGAACCATACACTTGGTATTACAATGAATCTGATAGGGATATAAAGGACTTTACACAAATCTTGGACACAGATGTTCAGTATAGAACAGAACCTCTGTCATATGACCTTAGAAAAGAGGTTGTATGGACAAACAAATTTACTGATAATGAATTCTTACCAAAACAATGGTCAGACCAATATGACTTTGTATATGGTAGACAAAAGTTCACCAGTATTGAAAACGTATTTAATGGTGAACAAATATATGAAATACCATTTGGTTCTTGTCCTACATCGGGTGTAACGAACGCACCAAACTTTATTATTCCACAATATTACTATTTGATAAATGGTCAAGAATCACCATATTCTACATCACCTCACATATTCTTTTGGGTTGGTAATAGATACTCTTACAAAGATTCATTGAAGACAGAACAGGGGTCTTGGTATATGTATTCTGGTTCTACAGCGGTAGAATGGACAACATACCCTTGTGTTTCCCACTTATCATTGTTGGATAGTTCATTCCCTGATATTGTCAGTGATTTGAATTTTATACCTACATTTGATTTCTTTGGTAATAGTAATACTCAAATATCACAATTTACTCCATACACATTATTTAATCTTTTTTGGGAAGATTACATATTGAATATCTATTCAAGAGAAACACGTAGATTTACTGGTAAATTCTTCTTCAGACCAATTGATGTCTATAACACAAAATTGAATGATAAGATTTTTATCAAGAACGCCTATTATACGATTGAGAAAATAACGGATGCTAACCTTGTAAACAAAGTTAATACACAAATATCATTAATCAAAAATGTATTTCCATATTACAGAGTAGAACCACCATCACCGATTTATTTCCTTGACCCTAACGAACCATATCCTGGTTTTGAACCATCCTTTACCACATTGTGTTATACATCAACAGATTCAACGTCTGTATGTAATTCAACGTCTTCATTAGAACAGATAATAACATTTGGTTCAGGAACATTAGAAAATTTCAAACAATGTTGGTATGACAATGGAACATCAGTTCAACCATTACCAATAGGAACATTCATAAAACAACAAAATATTATCAATGGACAAACCTTTGTAGTGGTTGACTCCAGTGGTAGAATATTAGAATTTAACAACTGTTAAACAGATGGCAAACAACATAGCACTAACACTTACCCTTGATGGAGTTCAACAGACCATCACCACAATCGGACAATTGGAGACCGCGATTAAACAAGCGAAGGAACAATTATCTGGTTTAGAAATTAACTCACAAGAATTTAAGAACCTAACGACTCAGATTAGACAAGCAGATTCCGCATTAAAGAACCTACAAGAAAACATTGAAGGTAAAAAGATTGAAGAAACTGTTGGTAGATACGCTAAGGTTGGGTCAGCGATTAGTGGTTCATTCGCCGCAGCACAAGCAGCGATATCACTCTTTGGTTCTGAATCAGAGGAGGTAACAAAAGCAGCAGCACAAGCACAGAACCTTTTGACCATCGCGTTGGTAGGTCGTGAGGTCGCTGAAGGGTCAGTCGCGGGTGCTACGTTAATCGCGGATTTAGCGACCCAAGCACAGACCACATCTACACTTGCTGCGGATAGTGCTACGAAAAGATTTTATGCAACCTTAGCTGCTAATCCTTATACCGCATTATTAGTTGGGGTTGGTTTGTTAATCACCGCGGTGGTAGCATTTGGAACTGCTACCGATGACTCAAAGAAAAAGTCAAAAGAGTTTTCAGACCAAGTCAATAAGGATAGTGCTAAAGAAATAACTGCTACAAAATTATTGATACAAACTGTTAATGACCAAACATTATCCATCGCTACAAGACAAAAAGCAATTACAGATTTACGCGCTAAATTCCCTGCTTATTTCCAAGACCTTAAGGATGAAGACATCTTATCAGGTAAGGTTAAGATAGCGACAGACCAATTGACTACTGCTATCATCAAACAAGCACAAGCGAGAGCACTACAAGGTCGTATTGAAGAACGTGCGGTTAAGTTACTTGAGATTGAAGAAAAGATTACCAAAGCACAGAAGGAGGTTTTGGATGCACAGAACGCGGTAAACAATCGTGGTTTGGTTACAGGTGGTGGTTCAGTCGGTGGAGTCGGAGGTGCGGGTGTTACAGAAGCAGCAGCGACACAAAGATTGAGTAGAGCAACCAATGAATTAAATAAGTTCAAAAAAGAACAAAACGATATTAACAAAGAGAATATCAAAGATACGGAAAAGATTAGAGACCTTACTCAACAAACTGATTCTGTTATTGGAACATCAACTGAAACGATTAAAGGTAATACGACTGCTACGGATAAGAACAATGAATCCAAAAAACAAGCGAGTGACTTACTTGATAGGGAATTGAAATATCTTCAAGAACAAAATAAATTGTTGGAAGATGAATTTAACATTAAGGGTAAGTTGGGGGAAGCGGATGAAAAGATTCTTGATGAATTAAAGAAAAGAATAGAACTTGCTAAATCATTAGCACAGGAGGTTAAGAACATCAATACAAATTTCAAAGATGGATTGGATGAAACCTTAAAACAAACTGAACAAGTAAAAGACGAATTGGGTGTATCATTTACCAATTTAGGTTCGTTATTAACAGGTCAATTGGAGGGCACGGATGTGGTAACCCAAATTGATTTTATATTTGATAAAACAACAAATTCATTCAAGAAGGTTGAAACAGAAATTGGGGTAACCAGTGAGAATATTTCCAAAGCGTATAAAAATGTATTTGATGTTATCAACAAGAATAAACTTGCGGAGGTATCGGAGATTGATTTTATTGTCTTCAAGGAAAATTACGAAAAACTTAATAAAGACGTTACCACGATTGGAAAAAACTTTTCCACAACATACCAAAGGGACATTGTTAATTTCTTGTTAAAACAAAGGGAATTGACGATTGACCCATACGAAACTCAAGGTGTTAGGACTGCTGAACAAAGACAACAGGAATTACTTAATGTTGAAAAGAATTATGGTAAAACCAGACAAGAAATTATCAACAGATTTGTTGAAGAGGAAATAGCATCCGAAAAGAAGAGATTAAAATTAAAGAAACTTGACGAAAAGGTATTGGATGAAATTAATAAGAATGCTATCGCGAGATATGATAGATTCTTATCTGTGTTTACGGAGACCGCTAAATTTGAACAAGGAGTTAGTAAGGTTATTTTAACGATTACAGAACTTAATGGTGTGTTAGCGTCCCTGACACCTGAACAAGTTACCAGTGGTTATTTCTTAAAGTATTCAGACCAATTGTTGAAACTTGCCGATTTCACATATAAGAACGTAGTTGTAACAGGTGATAAGGTTGAGGAGTATAACAAATTCTTGGGTGAAAAGATTATTGCGATAGATGAAGATTTACTCAACAAGAGAACGGAAAACTATAGTGAATACGCAACCGACATTGAGGACTTAGACAAACAATTACAACAACAAGGAATTGATACACAAAACTTGACTCAAGAAACCAAGTTAACGTTATTAAAGTTATTCTTACAAAAACAAATTGATGAAACATCCAAAGGTAATAAAAAAACTGAAGATGTTGAAAAAAGTTCATTTGATAAAAGACTGGATAACTTAAAACAATTCTTACAAGATTTTCAAGGATTGATTGGTCAGGTAGGTCAATTGACATCTGATTACTATTCAAATGAATTGTCAAAGTTAGACAAACAGAACGAACAGATTACAAAGAAAATCGTGGGGGATACGGAACGTGCTAATCAATTAAGATTGGAACAGGAAGAAATCTATAACAGGAAAAAAGCTGAATTAGAAAAGAGAGCTGCTAAAACAGCATTACAAATTTCCTTAGTCCAAGCGATAGCTAACACAGCGGAAGCGGTGACCAAAGCGTTAACAGCAGGCCCTGTTTCGGGACAAATCCTCGCAGGTATCAGTGCGGGTATCGGTGCAGTTCAAGTTGGTTTAATCGCTAAACAATTATCAGAGGTTGACAGTTACCAAAGAGGTGGTATGATTAAGGGACAAGGAGGTATGGTTGTTGGCCCATCACACGAATATGGTGGTGTTAAGTTTCAAGGTGGAGGAGTAGAATTAGAAGGTGGAGAAGCAGTAATCAATCGTATATCCACGATTAAATATGCGGGACTCCTTAACCAGATTAATCAGAACGGTGGAGGTAGACCAATATCGGTAACAAACTTTGATGATTCAAGAATCGTGGAAGCGTTATCAAAACAAAAGAGTGAACCATTAAGAGCATACGTAGTGGAATCGGACATAACAGATAAACAACAGATAACACGTAGATTAGAACGTTTATCACAGATATAATTAAAGATATTTATTAAAGATGTTAAGAATAATAGATTTAGACATTGATGGTTCAATAACAGGGGACACTGGTGTTTGGGAGGTAGCGTGGGTTGAATACCCCGCGATTGAGGAGGAGTTGATGTTCTTTGGAAGACAACAATTCTATGTAGCACCCGAACGTGTTTCATCCGTAGCGTGTCAAGCGATTAAACAGAACGAAAAACGTGGAAACCCTGCAGCGACCCAAACAGGAAAAGTTCGTGGACAACAATTATGTAACAGGAATGAGATTTCTTTGGAAACAATTAAAAGAATGAAATCTTACTTGGAACGTGCTAAGGTTTACAACACGGACAATTGGGATGACAACGGAACTATCAGTTGGAAACTATGGGGTGGACAACCTGGTTTAGATTGGGTTGATTCAATTCTTAAGTCATTGGAAGGTAAGGAAGAATTAGCAGAGGTGGGTGAAAGAGGTGGAATCAAAGAAAGTGATAAAGCACCAAAATCAGATACACCAAACAGAGACCCCAAAGGTGAAGGAACTGCTAAGGGTAAAGCGACTGACACACGTAGTGCGGAGGTATCAAAAGAGGTAGAAGAAATCTTAAAAAACAAGAGTGATGATTTCAACGAAAGATATAAAGACAAATTGGGTTACGGTGTAAATGTTGGTATGTTAAAGAGTGTATACCAAAGAGGTGTTGGTGCGTATAATACATCCCATTCACCAGCGGTTAAATCAAGTCAACAATGGGCACTCGCTCGTGTAAATGCGTTCCTATACATTGTTAAAAATGGTAGACCTGAAAATAAAAAATATACTGGTGATTATGACCTATTACCAACTGGTCATCCTAAAAAAGGTAAGGGTGAAGAAAATTTTGTTTATCCAAATAGTGGTGAATCAAAAGATGACTTTATTGGTAGATGTATTCCTTACGTTATTAACGAAGGTAAAACCCCTGAAGAAGCAGCAGGAAAATGTTATGGAATGTGGGAACAAAAATTCGCTATCGGTGATAAAGTATCATTTGACTGGGATGAAACATTAACCGACCCAAAGTCAATTCCATTGTTGGAACAAGAACGTAGAAGAGGTTCTGTAATCTATATCATCACTGCACGTCAGAATGTATCAGATTCAATGAATAAGTTCGGTTCTAAGTATAACATACCTTCAAGTAGAATTATTGCAACAGGGAGTAATTCTGAGAAGATTAATAAGATAAATGAATTGGGTGTTATTCGTCATTATGATAATAACCCTGATGTAATATCAAAGTTAGGTAAAAAAGGAATCAAGTTTGATTATGATGTTTCCAACTTACCAGACTTTGTAAACTATCCAAATTCAGGAGACCCAAAATCAATGTTAATTAAACCTATCATTGGTGGAATGTATATGTCTGAAGATTGTGGATGTATGAAAAAAGAAGAGTTTGATTTACTTGGTTACATTGATGGTCAACCAATATTTTCAACCCCTGAGGATGCAGAGTTATATGGTTCTGAGGTAATGAATTGTTCAGGTTCACACGAACACGAAGATGAAGATGGAAACATCGTTTATATGGCGTGTGAGACACATCCTGAGAATTTCAGTTTTAGTGTTGAAGATTATTCTGATGAAGAAAAAGAGGTTGTAGAATTATTACAACATTTACGTAGAACAGATGTAGAAAAATTTGAATCAGTAATCAGTTCATTAAACGGAGCAACCAAACAACAGGTAATAGAACGTAATCACAAAAGACCAACAGTTTACTATCAATACGAAAGAGTATTGGATGGTTTCCCTGACAGAGATTTCTGTATGAGTATTGAAGGTAGATATTTCCGTAGAATGGAAATTGACTTATTAAGAGATACAAATAAGAATTTTGGACACAATAGGGAAGGTTATTCTAAGTGGTTGTATAAGGGTGGGCCACAATGTGTTCACGCGTGGCATAAATACTTGGTTCAGGAAAGTGTATTTTCAGATGAAGGTATGGCGACAGGGGTTGCAGGACAACCACCACAGTCATTACCAGGAAAAGGATACTATCCAGGAACACCACGTTATCAAGCAAATCTATCAAAACAGGACATCAAGTTATATGATGAATTGACTCCGATTGGTTGGGTTGCGGATTTACCTTACTACTATGACCCGATACTCGCGTCAGACGCGTCTTATTTATTAGGTTGTGGGGGAATATATGAACAGATGGAAATTGACGGAAAAACAATCTTCCAATCTTGTTCAACAAAGATGAAAAAAGAAACACCAAAACAAGAACAAATCTTTAGAACAATCAAAGAAAAACGAATGATTTACACACCATTAATGATACCAAATATTTTGATACCAAGAATGGATGATGTTTCAGGTGAACGATACTTTGTAAAGTTCACACCTCAAGTCATTGAAAAAATTCAACAAAAGTTTATGATTGAACAGAGGTTAAGAGATACAAATCTTGAACATACTGACAAAAAGTTTTCTGATGCAGTAATGGTTGAGAGTTGGATTGTTGATGGTGACTCCGATAAAGCCTATTCACTTGGTTTTACCAAAGACCAAATTCCTGTAGGCACGTGGATGGGAGGATACAAAGTCCTTGAAACGAATGAAGGGAATGAAATTTGGGATAAATATATCAAGTCTGGTAAAGTCAAAGGTGCATCCGTTGAAGGAAATTTTATATTAAACTTTTCACGTGAGAAAACTGATGAATATTTATTAGAACAGATAATTAACATATTAAACGAAATTAATTAAAATGAACGCAACAGAAGCTATTAACAAAATCGCATCATTGTTGAATCTTAACTCAAAGGTTGAAAAGTTTATGGTAACCAAACTTGAAGATGGAACTACAGAGGTATCCAACAACAAGGAAGGTGAATTGATGATTGACGATACATTGTATATCGTTCAAGAGTCAACCTTGAAACCAGCACCTGAGGGAATTCACACTACACGTGAAGGTCTTAAACTTTATGTAAACAGTGAATCCAAGATTGTAAAGATTGAATCTGCATCAAGTGTAGAGGAATCTGAAACAGAAGAAGAGGTAGAAACAACAAGTGATATGATGTCATCCGCAGTCCTTACTGATGGAACAAAGATTGAAACTGATGAAGATGGTGAATTCAAAGTTGGTCAACAACTTTACGTCATCACTGAAGCAGGAGAAAAGGTAACAGCACCCGAAGGTGAACATACCACAGAATCAGGAATCACAATTGTGACTGATGGTGAAGGTAAAATCACTGGTGTTAAATACCCCGATTCAACAGGTGAAGGGTCTTTAGGTGAAGACAAAAACGAAATGAAAAAAATGAAGGAAGCGATGTCAGAAATGATTGGTCTTCTTACAGAACTGAACAAGTTCAAAACGGATTTTGAATCCATTAAAAAAGATTTTGAGGAATTCAAAAAACAACCTGATAGACAACCTGTAGTAAAGACAAACTTTGCTAAAGAAAACATTTTGGATTGGAAATTGGAATTACTTAAGAACTCAAAAAAATAAAAAATAAAAATAAAAAAATAATTAAACAACAACATTAAAATTATGGAAAATAATAAGAAAAAAATGGAGTTCAATTATGATTTAACAGCGTTGCCCGAATACAACTCATACGGCTCAGAAATGTTGATTAAATCATTCTTAGGATTGACTCTTCCACGTTATTCATCAGTAAAACCAAACTTAAAGGGAACAACCGAGAAGGTAGGTTTTTTAACTGATGATGTATTTTTGCAGGATTTGTCGTGCGGGTTTACACCAAGCGGCACAACTACTCAAGATTTAGTAACTATTGACCTTTGCAATAAGAAGATGAACATGCAGCTTTGTGCTTACGATTTGTATGATACTTACCTGTCACAATATTTATCTAATTCTAATTTCCAAGAGGCAGTTCCATTTGAACAGGCTATCTTAGAAGACATTAGCAATCGTGTATCTAACGAGATTGAAATTCAATTGTGGAGAAACACTACAGCAACAGGTAACACTCAGTATAACTCACAGTGTTTCAACGGTATGACCGCTTTAATTACTACGGGCAACGGTGCTAACAGAATCGCATACACAGCAGCTACGCCAACCAATGGTTTGGACGTATTTACTACATATTACCAAAATATTAGCGAGAATTTGTTACACAGAAATGACTTAGTAATTTATTGTTCTTACTCAGATTACCGTGCGTTAATCGCGTCTATGAGAAACAACTCATTTATCAACTTGTTTGTTGACCCAACATCTGTTGGAACTGACACTCAAGATTGGTCAATTATGTTACCTGGTAGTAACTGTCGTGTAATCCCAACTCAGGGTCTTACATCACAGAACAAGGTATACGCAGGAGCTGCATCATACGTAATGGTCGGAATGAACCAAGAGATGTTTACAACTCGTTCTATGTATGACCCATTTGAGGACATAATTAAGCTAAATTTACACGCTACTTACGGTGTAGGTGTATTTGATGTATCATCTTGGTTAGTAGCAAACTAATCATATAAACTATTAGCTAAATAATAATAAGAAATATGAGCTGCTATATTGAAAATGGATTCTCCTTGGACTGTAGAAACGCATCCACTGGGGGCATTAAAGAAATGTATATTCTTGGAGCATCAGGAAATACAATTTCAGGTTGGACATCAAATGCTAACGACCAAATCACATCAATATCGGGCTCAGGCGTATTCTACAAATTTGAATTGGTTAAACAGAGTTCTTCATTCAGTGAAGCGATTTCTGTAAACACAACCAGTCAATCTGTAACGTTTGAACCGACATTAACTATAAATCTTCCGAAGATGAACACTACATTGAGAAACTTATTCCAAAACTTGGTAAGTCAACAAAACGTGTTCGGAATTATCAAAGATAACAATAACCGCTGGTGGAGCTTCGCATTTACCAATGGTGGTCTTGTAACAGCGGGCACGCTGCAGACAGGACAATTGTATAACGATTTGAACGGCGTTTCAGCGTTAACAATTTTGGGAGGTGAACCAAACGCAACACAGGAAATCGTTGTTCCAAACGATAACCTTGCAGGTATCTTAACAGGTATTACTGTATCACAATAATTAAAAAAACAAAAGGGGAGTTTCCACGTGGAACTCCCTTTTATAGCCAAGAAAAAAATACAAACACAATGGAGTGGAACGGAAGAAAAATAAGACCTGTTGGTAACGTAATTAAATCAAAAGAATTTGATTTTCAAGATGCATTAAAACCTTTGGGTGAAAAAAGAAATAATGGTTTTGTATGGGTTCCTGGTGGTCAATTCGGTAGTGTTAGACAAACATCTTCAACACCAGTAACACCGACTCCGACTCCGAGTGTTACCCCAACATCAACGTTGACCCCTACTCCGAGTGTAACCCCTACGTTAACAAACACTCCAACAAATACAGGGACACCAACTCAGACCCCAACAACATCTGTTACCCCAACAAATACAACAACACAGACAGGCACTCCTACTCCAACGCCAACCCGTCCTCCTGTTGATGCGAGTGCGACAGCTTACTTAAATGCTGTAATCGCTAATGGTGGAACATTAAACTCTACTTTATCAGCAGCAACACAAAACTTATTTTATAGCCTTAAACAAACAACAATATACAATAAGTTATATGCTATGTATCCTATTTTAGGTGGGGTCGCTGATTCTCATAAATTAAATGCATTAAATCCTGTTGATACAAACGCAGCGTATAGAATAACATACACAGGAACTATAACACATAGTGTGAGTGGTATGACTGGTAATGCGGTAAATGGATATGGAAATACTAACTTTAACACACCTGGATATACTTACAAAAATAATTTTTCTTTTGGTGTTTATGTAAATAGTAGTGGTTCAACATCTGGCGTAATTATAGGACAAAGTTTAGGTCAAGCCCAATATTATATGGCTATTGGAACACCAAATATGACTTTGACTGTTGATAATCCAAATTATTTAGGGAATAAAACTTTTCCACTTACAGGAACTACAGAAGGATTTTTCGCTGGTAGTAAAACAGGAACAACAAATACTATCTGTCATCAAAACGGGTTGTTTTCTATAAACACACAATCATCAGTTGAAAGTTTTGGAAACGCAGTCCCTATGTTATTGTTTGCTGTGAGTGAGGGTGGTGGAGCACCAGTAGGTAATTACTCTAATAGTAGATTGGCGTTCGCATATTTGAGTAGTGGTTTAACAACAACAGAATTATCCACATTTAGAAATATAGTCCAAACCTTCCAAACAAGTTGTGGTAGAAATGTATAATATTGGTGGAATAGCATTTAACGAATATTACATAAAGAGTGTTGAATTGGAATTAGATAGTTGTGATTTAACATTAAAGGTGATATTCCACAAAGATAAAAAAAGAATTGAAAGAGAAAAACACTACAGAATAAAAACAGATTGTAATGTTAATATAAATGAATTGATTAGAAACTTGGGTAATATATTAAAAAATGAGTAAGGTATTTTTAAGAAAACAATTTAGTAATTATCTTGGTGAACAACGAGCATTAGATGATATTATTGTAAGATTTATCCCTGATGGTGGAGTTACACCAACACCTACTCCTGTTCCGGTGACCCCTACTCCAACGCCGACCCCGTCAATTACTCCAAGTATCACACCTTCAGTTACTCCAACAAGGACTTTAACGCCTACTCCTACAAAGACAAGCACACCAACACCTACAAGGACACCTGCTCCTGCTTGTGATATTACATATACAGAATTACCATCACCAACTCCAAGTCCTACCCCTACTATCACCCCAACGGCAAGTCCAGCACCACCATATAATATTGGTAATAGATTAGCATTGGACGCAGCATCTTATCCTGGTTCTGGTAATTGGAACGATATATCTGGTAATGGTAATGTTATTAGTTTATTAAATAGTCCAACATATTCATCATCAAATGGTGGATACTTCACATTTAACGGAATAAACCAATATGGAACAGCACCTAATAGTAGTTCTTTAAGTATTACAGGAACAAACTTTACTTGTGAATATTGGGTTAAAGCCAACACTATTGGTGATTATATTATAGTTGCAAAAGCACCATATACTGGTGGTCCAGGAAACCAAAACGGAAACTATATGTTATGGTATAGTGATAATTATGAACTATTCTTTACAACAGCAGACCCATCTGTAACACAAACGAACGCAAGAGTGGCTACATTTACTATGAATACAAACTGGCATCAAGTAGTTTATCAATATAGTGCAGGAACTGGAACCTTCTATATGGACGGAACTTTAATGACTACTACAGGTGCTGATGGATATGACTTATTCCCAACAACAGAACCATTACAAATTGGTAGAAGATTAGATGGATTTGGTTATTTAGATGGTAATTTAAGTATTATCAACATAAGTGATTATGCATTAACACCAGCACAGATTACTCAAAACTGGAATTATTACAGAACAAGATACGGAATATAAGATATGGCAACACAGATACAATTACAATCCACAAACTATAACGGACAAATAGCCGATATTACCTTCTATCCTTGTAGTGGGGGAACTATTAGTTTGGGTAATCAAACAATACCATATATTTACACAAATGATAATTATGAGGGAACTTATGATTTGTATTTTTCAGCGTTTAATCAAACTTGTCAATTAGTTATTACTTGTCTTACTCCGACACCAACGACCACTACAACCCCTACGGTGACTCCAACCATCACCCCTACAAATACAAGCACTCCAACCATCACTCCAACAAATAATCCATTATGTCCCGAACAAGTTATAGTAATAGATAATGACCCGTTTGGTTTTAACTATAATGGAACTTATGATAGGTTATATTCATATACTGGTGGAACATTTATAGGTGGAACATTTGTAGGTAATGTATTTACACCCGGACCTTATCTTGGTAATCTATATGCTATTTATGGTCGTTTTGACGGAACACATTATTACACTTTAATCTATAACACATTTAACCCATCGTATCTTGTTTATGTGAGTAATACCAATTATATTGTTAGTAATACTACATTTATAGGAGCAACATTTTCAACAAATCAAACAATAACAGATGGTTCGGTGTTATATCCAAAAGCAGGTTTTAGAACACCACCAGCAGTAAGTTTGGAGTATCCTATAAGTTGTCCTACTCCAACGCCAACGATTACCCCAACAAATACACCAGGTGTAAGTCCTACACCGACTTTAACAACAACACCAACTAATACCCCAACATTAACTCAAACACCAACACCAAGTCCTGGTCCATCATTTGACCCTGATGCCACAACATATATTAACGCAGTTATTGCTGCTGGTGGAACATTAACGGCACCACAACAAACAGCAATTAACACTTTCTATGTTGGATTAAAAACTGATGGAATATATAATAAGTTTTATTACTTACATTTATTCTTTGGTGGAACTGCTGGGTCAAATGGAATTAATGCTAAAACACCTGGAACATATAATTTATCTTTCCAAGGCACTTGGACACACTCCGTTTCTGGTTCAACTACAACACAGAATAACGCAAACTATGCTGAAAGTGGATTTGTAGTTTCATCTTCATCACCATCTACAACTGAAACTGACTTTAGTTTTGGTTATATGTTGAGTAATAGAAACCTTCCATTAACCTCTTATCAATATATGGGTATAGGAACTAATACATCAAATTATATGATTTTAGGACACGATTGGATACAAGCAGACGGAATTACCAATTTTTGGTCTACATTAGGAGGAAACAATTTATTACCAGCAACAGGAAAAAGTGGTGTTTGGAATAGTGTTAGCCGTTCAGGTTCTACCGCTTGGTATGTTGCGGCATTATTTAATGGAACATCAATTTCATCTGGTTTAACAAAATCAGCAGTCCAAACATCAACATTTACACCATCAGCAACACCTTATGACTTAAACTTGTTTAGAGTAAATGGATTAAATGATTTTACTATTGGAGGTAATGCTTTATTGAATTACGCATCAACTTATTTATCACCGACAGAAATTGATAGTTTCGCACAAAGAGCGAATACATTACAAGTAGCATTCACAAGAAATATATTTACATAAAAAATAACAAAAAATGGTATATCTTAATCAGGGAGTATTAAATCAAGCAGCGGTCGTAGCATCAAGAAATAAGTCATTATCAAATCCGACTTACCTATGGTCTATGCAACACAAATTGAGTGGTCGTCAATGGAGGTTCATTCCTTATCGTATTATTCCCCTGACTGATTATACACCAGGTTATGACCTGTTTTGTCTTACAGTGACAGATAGTCAACCTGAACATTTAACAGGGAATACATCGTGTGGTTTATGTGTTGTAGACCTATACCCTGGTGAGTATTACTTGAAAATTTACGAACAAGTAAGTTCCACAAATCTAAACCCTATGTTATCCCACGATGTGGTTAATGAAACAATAGTAAACGTTGTAGGAACAAATCAGAATGAACCCGTTACTTATGAGTCGGGTGATGATATATTTATCATATACAACGTTGATAATACACCTTAATTATGATTAAATTAGATACACTACAATTTGGAAACATTGATACCTCAACACGATTCCTTGAAAAAATAAACAGGGGAGATTTCTTTGTTCGTTGGGGGATTGATAATATGGAGATTGAACGATGGTTGGACTATGTGGATTTTTCACCTATCCATAAAGCTTGTATTTCTTCAAAGGTAGATAACCTCGCAGGTAGAGGATTCACAAACGATTATCAAATTAACTCCAAGGAAAGTATTAACGATGTTGTTAAACAGATGTTTTGGGAGTTTTTGGTTAGTGGTAATTTGTTCCTTGAGATTTTATGGAAGAACGACAGAAAAGATGGCATCGCAGGTTTCCACATTATCCCTTCAAAGTATATGAGAGCGGGAGCACCTGAACAAGGTGAGATTCGTTCAAACAAATGGTTGTATTGTGAAGATTGGGCTAACTACAGATTGAAGAATGTGGGGGTAATTGAATTTCACGAATTTGACCCCAAAAATTTTGAGTCACGTCAGATTGTTCACATTCGTCAATATCAACCTGGTTATAGATTTTATGGTGTTCCAACTTATTTAAGTTCAATGTT